CGATCCCGACAGGGGCCTCCAAGGAGAGACAGACATGCTGATGTTTGTGCAAAAGGTCAGTCTCACAACAGACGAAAAAAAGCAGATAGGCGACCTAGACAGCATGGAGATCAGCGGCGCGCTACTGGAATCGGCGTGGCGTGACGACGCGATTAGCCGAGGTGTCGCCTGCTACGACAGCCAGACCGGCGCGTGGCAGTGGCGTACCGACCTACACGAGCTGCTGCACGACAAGCGGGGCTGGGGGCTGTGTCCAACCTGCAGCGGGTCGGGCGAGATCTTCATAGAGCTGGAGATCGAGAGCGAGTCGGCCGTGGACCGCCGAGACCTGTCTACGTGGTTCGACCCGTCGGTCCCGGTCGAGGGGATGTAGTGTTCCGGATCATCCGGACATGGGAGGACATACGATATGCCGAGCCCTTCCGGGTTTTTGGGACGCGTCTGTGCGGCCGTTGCCAGGAGGTCAAGTGCCTTCTTGCAGAGGCTGGGATCGACTTCGACTTTGTCGAGGTCCAGCCGGGCGAGCACATGTATCGCGGGATGCCACGCCATCACGCGGCAACTCTGCTTGCGGTGTTCACGAGCCAAGATGAGCTGCTACCGGCTGTGATCGGCCACGACTGGGAGAGCTGGCTGCCGCAGGACGCGGTCGAGAGGATGTGCGATGCGGACCGGTAAGGTGTACCGACCCAAGAGGCGCGGCATGTCGCCGAGGCTGCGTAGCGTGCTGGAGCTGCTCGCGGTCTTCGCGGCGATCGCCGCGTCGCTCGGGCTGATATGGATGGTGGTGTCGCCGTGACGAGGTGGAGACACCCGGCCGACGAGGCAGGGTTCATCGTTGGGATAGCGATCATAGCTACCCTCCTGATTGCGGGCGGCTCGTGCGAGGAGGACCGAATGCCGGCGGAGAAGAGCAAGCACCAAGCGGAGGTCGTCGAGAAGGTGAAGCGGCTGGACCCCAAGAGGGGCGACACGCTGCTGGTCAGCATCGGCGTCGAGCTGGACGGAATCGAGCAGCGGCGCCTCGGCTGCGGCCTACAGGCCGTGTTCCCGGGCGTCCACATCTTCCTGGCCGGCCCGGGCACGGACATCGAGGTCGTGCGTCACAAGATCGCCACCGACTACGAGGCGAAGAAGGAGGCAGACGATGGGTAAGGTACGTAAGCACCAGGGCGTCCGCAAGGTCGGGTTCCGCAAGAGCGAAGGCGTGCCCAAGCGACGCGTCAAGCCGAGCAAGCCCAGGAACCTGAGCTCGGACCCCAAGCGGATCGCTGGCATCTAGCCGGCAGACCGCTCGCCGCCGTCGACACGAGACCGCTCCCACCCCGCCGGGCCTGGAGCGTCTCCCAAGAGCCGCCGACGCTGGGAGACGCCACCAATGCCCGAAGACTTCGACCCTGCCGCATTCGATGACGTAGACGATCGAGAACTCATGCGCGCCCAGATGCGCCGGCACGCGCGCGAGGAGTTCTCGACCTTCTTCAACGCACACCTGCCGAGTCCAGACTACGTGTTCGGCACACACACGCTGGCCGTGCTTGAGCGGCTGGACCGTGCCGTCAAGGACTTCGAGAACGGCATCGGCTCTCACCTGATCGTGACCATCCCGTTCCGACACGGCAAGAGCGACATCGTCAGCCGCCGGCTGCCGGTGTGGTTCCTCGGACGCAACCCCGACAGCGAAGTCATCTTGGCCTGCTACAGCGACCAGCTCGCCAGCGACCTGAGCCGCAAGGCCCGGGAATGCTTCAGGCATACGGCTCAACGCATGTTCGGCGTGGGCCTATCGATGGACAGCAGCGCCGTCAACCACTGGGAAGTCGCCGGCAAGCGCGGCAACATGACCGCGACGGGTCTGGGCGGTAGCATCGTGGGTCGCGGCGCCCACCTGCTGATCGTCGACGACTACATCAAGAAGCGGGAAGAGGCCGAGTCGGAGCTGCTGCGCAACAAGCAGTGGAACAGCTTCAACGACGACCTACGCACCCGCCTCGCGCCGGTACACATCGTCATCATCTGCGCGACCCGCTGGCACGAGGACGACATCGTGGGGCGCGCGCTCAACAAATGCGACCCCGGCCACAAAGACTACGACCCGGACGCGCCCGTGTTCGAGGAGCTGCGGTTCCCCATGCAGGACGAGGAGACGGGGGAGTGGCTGTTCCCCCAGCGCTTCCCGCACAGCTGGTACCGCCAGCAGAAGTCGAACCTGGGCACGTACGGATGGAACTCGCTCGCTCAGCAGAACCCCCAACCGCGCGAGGGGAACCTGCTCCGCGCGGATCGTGTGGTCGTGCTGGGCGAGGAGGAATTCAAAAAGAGGACGGTCGACGCGCGGTGGTCGCGCGGCTGGGACCTCGCCTCTTCCAAGAAGGAGCTGGTCAAGCCTGATCCGGACTACACCGTGGGGACTAAGGCCAGCTACCACAAGGGATGCGTGTACGTCGCCGACGTCAAGCGCACGCAGCACCGCGCCGTCAAGCGCGACAACCTCATCAAAGCGTGTGCGCTGGCCGACGGCTCTAACGTGCCGGTCTACGTCGAGTGCGTCGCCGGCTACACGGACACCTACGACCGCATGGAAGACATGCTCGCCGGCAAGTCGGTCGTCCGTAAGTACACCCCGGTCGTCGACAAGGTCGCCCGAGCCACCAACTACGAAGCCTTCTTCGAACTGGGACAGGTGTTCGTGCTCGAAGCCGACTGGAACGAAGACTGGATCAAGGAGTTCAACGCGTTCCCCAAGGGCAAGCACGACGACCAAGTCGACAGTCTCGTGGTCGCGCTCAACGAACAGATCCAGGTCGGCACCAGAATAGGAATCTCCTCATGAGCAAGCCCGATCCCGAGAAGGTAATCCAGTTCACCGAGCAGGAATTCTACGACATGCTGCAGGGCGAGCTGATGCAGGCGGCGGCCGTCGGCATCGAGACCGGTCTTCAGACGGCGACCGACGCATTCCTCGACGCGCTGGAGCGCGCCGAGTTCGTGGAGCTGCGTACGTGTATGAATCGCGTGAAGACCGAGATCGCTCGCGCGTTCGACGGCACAAACTTTGACGTCTCGCTTGAGACGCCGAGCGAAGAGGAGGACGACGATGGGAATTCGTAGCTGGTGGCAGGCCCGGAAGCAGCGCAAGCTGGAGGCCAAGGAGGAGGCGCGGCTCAGCCAGAAGATCCGCGACGTGCGACACGCGGTGTCCGTGCTGCAGCAGTTCGCCGGCAAGGACCGGGCCGAGCTGCAGCGCGAGGGCGGCTGGGACATCGTGGCCGGCAACGACTGGTCGTGGCTCAGCACGGTCTGGAAGGACGCCAACGACATCTGGCAGTCCTACACCGTGCGCGACATGGAGATCACATACTCCATCGCGTCCGCCATTCACGCGTGCGTGCGCCTCAAGGCTACCACCGCGAACCAGATCTTCATGGAGGTCGGTACGTGGACCCGCAGCGGCTGGATGCCTCTCGAGGACCACGGGCTCTACGATCTCATGAAGCGGCCGAACGGCGGACAGGACACGAGCGCCTTCGTGTGGGACATCGTCTCGCACGCCGAGCTGACCGGCTGGTCCTACGTCTGGAAGCTGCGCAACAAGGGCGGTGAGATCATCGCCGTGCAGCCGCTGCCGACCAGCTGGGTGTCCCGCGACTACGACGAGCGGACCGGTCTGCTCCGCAGCTACCGCGTCCGAAAGAGCGGGACCGACACCGAGCTGATCATCGCTCCCGAGGACATGTTCTACATCCAGTATCCGAACCCGGCCGACCCGACGCAGGCGTCCGGGCCGCTACAGGCGGCGCTCAAGGATCTTCAGGTCGACGACGCGCGGTCTAACCTGCTGATCGAGATGCTGACCAACATCCACTTCCCGGGCGCCATCTTCAAGAGCGAGCACAACTGGACGCCCGACGACAAGGACGAGGCGCGCGCGGTCCTCAAGGACGTCATCGGTCCAGGCCGGAGGGCCAACCCGCTCTTCGTCAACGGCAAGAACACCGAGGTCCAGTTACCCGAGGCACCCAAGGACATGGACTGGCCCGGCACGGCGATGCAGGCCGAGAGCCGGATCTGTGCGGCGTTCGGCGTGCCCCCGATCCTCGTGCACCTGCGGTCCGGGCTGGAGCACGGGACTTACAGCAACTACGGTCAGGCACGCAAGTCGTTCTACAACGACACGATGCGCTCGCTGTGGGAGCTGATGGCGTCCGCGTTCGAGCGCGGCCTGTTCATCGACGAGGGCGAGACGCGCCTGGAGATCGAGCCGGACTTCGAACGCATCCCCGAGATGCAGGAGGACCAATCCGAGCGCCACAAGCGGATCCGCGACGACTTCCACGGCGGCCTGTTGATGTGGGACGAGGCCGTCGAGATGGTAGGCGGCAAGCCGCTGCCGGGCAACATGGGTAAGGTGTACCTCCTGCCGATGGGCCTGCAGCAGATCGCTATCAGTCCGCAAGCCGGCGGCGGAGTGATCGACGTGGAAGAGGACGAGGACATCGAAGAGGAGCCGATAGAACTCGAGGACGAGCATCTCGAAGACGCCGACGTCACCGAGGTCGACGACGAAGAGGAAGAGTCCGTCAAGGACGCCGAAGCAGGCAAGAGCATCATCATACTGCCGCACTAGCGAGGAGCAGTCATGCAGACAGTAGGCATCATAGGCGGCGGGTTCGTGGGCAACGCCGTGGCCCACGGATTCCGGCGCGTGACGGGCGTCAAGGTTTACGACGTAGACCCGGACAAGGCGACGCACCACTTCAACGAGGTAGCCGAGCAGGACTTCGTCTTCGTCTGCGTCCCGACGCCGACGAACGCTGAGAGCGGCGACCAGGACACCAGCATCCTCCGTTCGGTCGTCCATCGCATCGAGGCGGCGGCCGACGACGGCTGGGACGTCGGCACGGTCGTCGTCAAGTCGACGGTGTTGCCGGGCGTGGTGATCAATCTGGTCCACGCGTACCCCGGTCTGCGATTCCTGAGCAACCCGGAGTTCCTTATGGAGCGTACGGCGGTCTACGACTTCCGGAACCCCAAGCGCGTGGTGATCGGTTCTGACTTGGTGAGTGCCGTGCACGCTATGGATTTAGAGGAACTGTACCGAGAGATGCTCGGTCCGATGATCCAGCCGCCGTTCATTCACGTCAAGCACGACACCGCCGCGCTCATCAAGTACGCGAGCAACTGCTTCTCGGCGGTGAAGATCTCGTTCTTCAACCACGTCAAGCAGATCTGCGACAAGCTCGGGTTGAACTACGCGGACGTACTGCACGGCGTGCTCGGGAGCGGCTGGGTCAACCCGATGCACACACGCGTACCCGGGCCGGACGGTCGGCCGGGGTTCGGCGGGAAGTGCTTCCCCAAGGACATGATGGCACTGGCGCGGTACATGGCCGAACTGGACCTTGACGCGTACGTGATCCACGCCGCGCTGGCGCTCAACGACAAGATCCGTACCGACCGCGACTGGGAGCGTATCGATGGAGCGCTGTCGTGCGACTAGTCATCATGACAACAGGGCGCGAGCCGCCTACCATAGCACAGACGCTCGCGTCCGTGTTCGCCAGCGACTGGACGGGCCCGGTCATAATCAGCACCGACCCGACCGGGCGCAAGCAGATGCGGCACCTGATCCACCACCGCCGCGTACAGCTCGATGTCCAGACTCCGGAGGAGTGGGATCCTGTAGCAGACAGCCGCGTTCACCGTCGAGCCGGCGCGCACTACTGCCGCTGCTTGGAGATGGTCGAACAGGATCCTGAGGGCGGTGTCGTTCTAGAGGACGATGTCATCGTGCGGGATGACTTCCTCCAAGCCACCCGACAGCTCGCGGCGCACGCGCGGCAGAGACGCGGGGACGACTTCATCCTGCTGCTGTACTCCAGCCGCGACCCCAAACTGCTGCGGATGAGCCGACCACTAGACGAGCTGAAGCCGGATCTATTCTTCGGGACGCAGGCCATCTACTGGACGCCGAAGGCGGCGAGCGCCGTGCTGCCGTGGCTCTGGAAGCACGCGGTCGAGATGGACGAGTCGGTATACGACCTGCTGATCAGGCGCTTCGGTATGGATCGCGGCCGCCCGGTGTTCGCACTGCCGGCCGAGTCGGTGGTCCAGCACGTCGGCGACGACACGACCGGCATGGGTCGGTTCCATTGGTCTCCTACGTTCGCGCGAGCCGTGACTCCCAAGCCCAGCCGGACGTGCATGCTCACCGCCGGGATAGGAGCACGCTGGCCCGACTGGGCGGCGAGGCTGGCCGACCGGTGGAAGCGCCTCAACCCGAGTCATCATGTGCAGGCCGAGACGCAACTGCCCACGTGGCTGCCGTGCCGGCTGCCGTCGATCTCGTGGCTCAAGGTTTGGTGCTGGGATATGGCGCCTCCGTGGTGCGAAACGCTGTTCTGGGTGGACGCCGACGTCATACCCATGCGCACCGTCGAGCCGCTGCCGCCGGGCGCCTTCTGTGCGGTGCCCGACGCGCAGACTTCCGTACCGCACGCGACGCGCGCCATGGCCGCACTCAACAAGGAGAAGATCTACTACAACGCGGGCATCTGGATCGCACGACGCGAGTCGCGCCCGCTGTTCGAGGCGCTGAAGCAGTTCCTCATCGCGGGGTCATGGCGGGGACAGCCCTTCTACGAGCAGAGCTTCGTCAACCTACTGCTCCAGAACATGCCGATCAAGGTGGCGCCGCTGCCGCAACAGTACAACTGGATGAGCGCGTTCGGCCACCCGCCGGACGACGTGCGACTTGTGCACCGGGCCGGGAGCCATACCGGCATGGAGAACTACTGGAAGCGAGCCGACGAGATGTTGAAGAGCGGTCGCGCGTTCGAGCAGGCCGTCTGGGCTCCGAAGGCGTCCGGGGGAGAGCCGGCAGTCGCTGCCATGCCGGCCCAGCCGCCGCCGGCCGTGCCCGCCCGCAAGGCGGCGCACCCGCCCAAGAAACTGAGCAAGCCGAGACCGCGAGGAGACTAGCATGCCCACCGTCACCGTCAAAGAGAAGCCGATCCCGACGCAGATCCGCGCGAGGCGCGGCGCCTTGACCAGCGTCTCGCTCAACCGCAGCAAGATCGCCGACAAGTGGCTGCCCGAATACACGCGCTCCCTCAAGGCGATCCTCGACCGCTACGTGCGGCGCGTCTCCGTTGCGATGCGGCAGGGCCTCGCGTTCCCGCAGACCGCCGTCGACCAGCACGTCGAAGACTACACGGCCGCCAAGCGTCGCTGGACGGTCCGCACCGCCCAGGACGGATGGGAGCAGGCCGAGAAGGAGCTGCGCCTGCTCAACGCGCTGACCACCGGCAAGACCGGGGAGTGGAGTGGCAAGGACGAGGTGCCCCCCGTCTTGATCGGCGGTACCGAGGAGACCGACCTGGCGGCCCGCGAGGTGGAAGGCCGCAGCGAGGAATTCCTGCTCCGCGCCGACTTCCCGCCAATGGACGAGTGGGTACAGACCACGTCGCTGCAGGAGTCCGAGACAGACACCGAGAGGCTGGCGCAGATTTGGAAGGACGCCGAGGCGTCCCGCGACCCCAAGACCGGAGCTGCCTGGACCACGCGCCAGATGTCGCAGGCGATCCTCGAGCGCGGCCTGGCCGACAACGTAGCCCGGGCCGACATGCTCGCCAGGACCGGCACCGTGTGGGCGATCAACGAGGGGGCTCTGCAGCGGTACGTAACGGCCGGCGTCACCGTGACTGAGTGGCTCGCGACGAGTGACGACGTGACGTGTCCGTTCTGCCTGACGATGAACAACAAGGTCGTCAGCGTAGACCAGCCCTACTGGCCGGCGGGAGACACGCTCCGTGTAGAACGACACGACGGCAAGGTTGTTCAGCTGAAGATCCCGAACGACGTCAATCACCCTCCTCTGCACCCGCGCTGCCGATGTACGCTGATACCGGTGATTCGACAGGTCCGCAAGCGTGTGACTACCCCAAAGACGCCGAAACGAACGTCCGTCGAGCGAAGGTCTCGCAGAACGAAGCCACCAGCCGTTCAGAGGCCTTCCAGGAGCTAAAACCGACCTGATCGATGGGGTTTATTCTATCAGCAAGATCCACCAACCTAGCCTGGAGTCTAGCCAGTGGCCATTCGTCACAACAGCAAGCTCGCGGCGACCGAACCTTCGTGGGGTTCGGTCGACAAGACGAAGCTTCCTCGGCTCGCCTACGCCGACATGGGCGAACCGGACCGTAAGACGTCGTGGCGATTCCCGCACCACTGGGTTCGCAATGGCGCTAACACGAACGACGCCGGTGTCTACACCACGGGCGACATGTACCTTCATCGCGGCGGATTGAACGCCGCGTGGGCCGCTGCTCAGGGAGCGCGGAGCGGGCGCAAGGCTCCGCAGTCCGTGATCAACCACCTGCAGCAGCACCGACGGGCCTTGGGCCTGGGAAAGAGTGACGAGATGACCACGCCGACCTTCGCAGAGCTGCAGACGGATCCCTCGAAGCGGAGCCTTCACAAGTCCGCAACCTACCACCGCCACCTGGCGGCCGAGAAGGCGTTCGTCGACGCCAAGGCCGAGGCGCCCGAGACCAAGAGCGGCACGATCTCGGGGTACGCCTCCGTCTGGGACGTGGTTGACCATCGCGGAGACGTCGTGAGGCGCGGCGCGTTCGCGAAGACCATCGCCGAGCGCGGCAGCAAGATCCCGCTCATGGTGAAGCACTTCTGTCACGGCGGAGACGTGACCGACGCGGTCGGCGCGATCGTGAAGCTGGAGGAGGACGAGTACGGCCTCAAGTTCAAGGCCGAGTGGCTCGCCGACGACACCTCGCAGGCCGTGCGCGAGAAGGTACTCGACCTGCGCAGCAAGGGCGTCAAGGTCGGCACGAGCATCGGCTACCGCGTGATCAGCTGGGGCTACACGAAGGACGAGACGTCGGGCCGCACCTACACCGAGCTGAAGGAGCTGGCGCTCGGCGAGATCACCGTCACCCTCAAGCCCATGCTGAATCTGACGGTCGTGACGGACGCGAAGTCCGACGACGGCCAGAAGAACCTGCTCGCGATCTTCGATCCCATCGAGGAGGCGAAGACCGACGAGATGACGGACGAACAGAAGCAGCAGCTGATCGCCGACGTGTACGGCGACGCTGACAAGGCGGAGTCACTCGGCAAAGCACTAAAGGGCATTGCCGACAAGACCCTCGGTCTCTTGGCCTCGAAGCCGCAGGACACCGAACCAACGGACGGCGACCAGACCTCTGCGGGCACGCCTCCCACTGACACGGGAGCGGACGCGGACGAAGGCTCGTCCACCGATGGCAAGGCCGGCCAGCGCAGCCTGGACGAAGAGATGGAGCAGATGCGAATGGACGCGATGCGTATCTCAGCCGAGTCTGTGTAGACCGGCGGCGTGTCCTGCATCCGTAGGGAATCGGCATTGCCTGAAAGGGGTACATAATGCTCGATCTGAAGAAGCTTCAGGGCAAGGTGTCCAAGAAGCTCAAGGAAGTCGAGCTGGCGTACAAGGCCGTACAGGACGCTGGCGACGACGAAGAGAAGGCGAAGACCGCCAAGGACGTGTACGAGGCGAAGAAGACGGAGTTCGAGGGCCTGAAGAACGAGGTCGAGGAGGCCAAGTCGCACATGGCCCGCAAGGCGCTCGAGGCCGACATCTCCAAGCTGGTCGAGCCCGCCGACACCACGGCGGCTGCGGTCGTCCAGACCGGGATTACCGGTGTGGTCGGCGGCAAGAACGAGGCCGCCCAGCCGGCCCAGCCGGTGGACCATGCCACCCGCATCGACGCACACCGCGAAGCGTTCACCAAGTGGATGCAGGGCAAGGAGCGCGACCTGGGCGAGGAGCAGTGCAAGCTCCTGCAGCCGAAGTCGGAGAAGGTCCGCAAGGTGCTCGAGAACAGCAAGGACAAGGACGCCGCCAGCTCGGTGGTCATCCCTCCGTCGCTGGCTGCCAAGTGCATGGGCAGCAACTACGCCCACGCGTTCGGGTTCCACGAGAGGTTCGGCGGCAAGACGATCCTCTCCCTGAACGACTCCACGCTCAACCCGAGCATGGCGAACTACCTGGTCCCCCAGGAGTACCGCGCGCAGCTGCAGATGCTTCCGTTCGACGAGCCCACCATCCTCAACCGCGTGACGGTCATCCCGTCGGTCACCGGCAACGTCACCTTCCCGGGCCTCTCGCAGACGGACTCGAACGAGTTCGGCGGCGTTAGCTTCCAGTGGACGCAGGAAGCTAACGCGAAGTCCGAGACCGAGCCGGTGTTCGCGCAGATCGAGATCCCGACGTACGAGCTGTCGGGCTACACCGAGATCTCCGAGCGCGCGCTCAGCCGTTCCGCGCTCC